TTCCTGAATTGCAATAACAAGTTGAACTATTCTCCGTACCTTGACCAATCTCTGTTGTTAAAGAGCATAGATTAAATCGAGTTCCTCTTCGAAGAGCTCCTCCGGGGTTTTGTAGCCTAGGATCTTTCTAGGGAGGCCATTCATCCATTCCTCTATTCGCTCGATGGCCTCTAAGCTGTAATCGGAAATCTTCTTCCCTTTCGGGATGAAGCGTCGTATCATGCCATTATGGTTTTCATTGGTGCCTCGTTCAAATGAGGAGAAGGGGTGGGTAAAGTATACTCCTACATTCTGTTCTTTCAGTCTGGACAGGGAGGCGAACTCAGATCCGTTGTCGGAAGTGATAGTCTTGAAAGCTTCATGGAACTGACTGCCAAATTCCTCCTTGATCGTATCAATTTCCTTCATTACTGCTTCTGCTGTTCTTGCTGAAATTTTACGAATCAGTGCGTTTCTGGTCTTCCGTTCGACGATAGTCAACAAGCTTTCGTCCTCCTTGGATTTTGAACCGATGACTGTATCGATCTCCCAGTGGCCGAATTCTTCTCGTTCCTCCACATGGGAAGGACGGCTTTCAATACTGTCACCGAGGTTTCGCTTGTTTGCCCTGATACGAACCCCTTTAGGGCTGCGCCTCAGTTTTAGTGGCAGGTCAGTATTCTTAACCTTTAGGAGCCCCAAGTCGATGTAGTTATAGATGGTCTTGGTGCAAAGCATCTTATCAAATTTACCAGTTGCTGCGGCCCTACCCACGGCAGAGTCCACGGACCAATCTTCCTCTAACATCATCTTCTCAATATAGCCTACGAACTCACTGCACTGTAGCAGCTCGTACCTGCGACCAGTGTTGCGGCGATTTGCCTCATATTTAGCCTGACCGGCATCAGCATAGTAGATTTTTACAAATTTGCCCTGCTTTATCTGTTCCACTGTGCCACGCCTAAGTTCGTTTGTAATGGTGTTTATGGGACGATTTAGCAGCTTTGCGATGGCATAAGCAGTTTTGCCTTCACCAGCCAATAACTCGATTTTTACCCGCTCTTTAAAAGATAGATGTTTATTCTTTCGCGGATTAGGTGTAAACTGTGAGTGATCCATAGTGATTCGCCTTTCTGTGTATGTTTTGTGGTAAAACTATTTTACAACAGAAATCGTCACTATGGATTCCTTATTAGTTCAACTTCATTTTACAATTCGCCTTTTATTCATTGAGTTAAAATTGGAACTAATTTATTAATAAATTAACGTACAAGACCCATGTGCACAGGCCTTGTACATTAATAATTGTAGCTGGCTGCCATCTGCAGAACAGACTAAGGCCCTGTAGCTTTGCGCCCCCGCCTTATAGACGAGTTTGCCCTTAATATTCAATTTGAAATCAGCATTAGATTTCCTTTATAATAACAGATTATTCCTCCTAAGTCAACTCTTATATTATTATATATAATCAGGATTTCGACAAAATTATAGAAAAAAAGCTGATACAATCTGCAGACAGGAACACGCGCATTCAAAAAATGGTGGAACATTGTGATGTTTTGTTTAGCATTATTACATAAATCTAAACACCAACTAAACACCATTACTATTACGAACATCAAAAATGCCCCTTGATATTGCCCAATATCGCGGCATATCTCGGGGTATTTTGCTCTATTTTTGACTTTCGTGAAAGGTTAGCTGTATCAAAGTCTTTTTTTTCAAAATAGATGATTTGCGGTTTAATACGTCGATTTTGTGGAATTCATCCGGTGTGACCAAACCCACGTCAAGCATCTTCTGCAGGATTTTCCTGGAACGCCAGTAGTCCAGCTCGCCCTGCATCTCCTCCGGCGGCATGGTAAGCTCCGCTCTTTTCACATAATCCTCGAATCCCTCCGGATGCATGGAAACCGTTCCTGCATGCGCCACAATAAACACCTCCCCGATTATTAAAGCGGGAACGGCCAAACCGCCGCTCCCGCTGTCATGATATTGCATCAATTGCCCGCACCTTATTTCGGCGGTATCTTCAAAACCTGCCCAGGATAAATCGCGGTCGAGGACAGGCCGTTTAAGGACATAATCTCCGGATACCTTGCCCCGCTGCCGAGCTGATTTTGGGCAATGCTCCAAAGGGAGTCGCCCTTGGCAACCGTATAAATGGAGTACGTTTCGCCGGTCTGATTGCCGTCAACCTTCACTAAAACATCCTTGTCCACCCATGTGTTTATGCCTGCAACTTCTGAACCGCCGGATTTCTTCACCTTCCTGCCCAGCAGGACGCATTCTTTGCCGCCTTTTATAACCGTCTTACCTCCGGATACGGTCTGTGTGACCCTGTGGTAATAGTCGGTCTTGACCCATGAAGGAATGGTCACGCTGCCGGGATAATAGTTACCGGCGCTGTCCTTAAACTCCACCAGATCCCCTATACCAATTTCAGCGCTGTCATTTGTATCTTTTTCCAACGCTCGTTTTACTGCCGCGCGGAAGGTGTCCATGCTCTCCCCATGCTTGGGTAACCAGTGCATGACGTCAGCATGATTGCTGGCAATACCAAGCCTGTATCCTTCGCTGTGGCAGATGATGTCATTCTCGTCAAGGCCGTATTCCCTGCAGAGCATGACGCAGAGTTCAACAGCGTTCTGCCACGCTTTGCGGAAAAAGCCTTCCTGCTTTTTTGCGTCGTATCCAACCATCGTGCCACCCGAATAAGAAAATCCCTCAGGCTCGCAGATTTCAAACCCTATGTGCGTGTCGTTGCCGGAGCCGCCGCAGTGCCAGCCGCGATGGTTCCAAGGCAGGTACTGCCAGACCTCCTTATCATCCACAAAGGCATGTACGCAGACCTGCCTATTTGTTTCACCAGCCTTATAGGATTTGTTCCAGCGGGAAAACCAGTCAGCCGCCATCACGCCCGGCGTTGCCGTTGAATGAACCATAATGCCCTTGGGCGTAATTTTTCTGCCCGCCGTATAGCAGTCGTTTCGCGTCATGTACTTCGTGTACAGCTTCATTTCTTTTCATCCTCCTCATCTGAGCGGTTATGCAGCTGCTCCAGTACGTTCTTTAACTTCTCAGGAATTGGCAGCCCAACATGCGCGGCATTTTCCAGTATTGAAATACCCTCATTGCTCAAATAAAAGAAGATAACCGCCGTCCGGATTGCACCGTCGTTGCCGAGCACCTGACTGTCAATGATGTGCCCCACGCCCACCAGCACAAAAATGAGCACCTTCTTGAAGATGCCCTTGGCACCGACTTCACTGGACAGCTTCCTGTCCGCAATCGCGCACATCACGCCGGTCAGGTAGTCGATAGCCACAAAGGCGATCAGCGCATACAGAAAACCGTCCGGCCCGCCGAGAAACCAGCCGAGGAATCCGCCGATGGCGGCAAAGACCGCCTGCATCCAGTTCCATACCGTTTTCATTGATAAAACCTCCGTTTCAATCAAATTTGCATATAAAAAAGCGCCCTGCCTTAAAGCAAAGCGCTGAATATATAAGACTTTTAACTTATATCTGCTTCGGGAGCGCTTCCCAGAGCCGCATATTCTCCTGCCCGAGCGACCAGAGGGCAATGCCGCGGAGCTTCCAGCGGTAAGCCGCTTCGTTGGCCCAGTAAACAAGGCTGTCCACATCCTGATAATACAGGATGGAAAAGCCGTCCGCGTCTCCGAGAAAGAGACGGGATATCCAGATATTAATGTCCTTCGGGATGATTTTAACTTCATAATCGCTGCCGCAGGGAAGCGCCAAAAGCTGCGAGTGGAAGAAATCATAGTCCAGCGATATATCCTCCGTCCTCGTGGCTGTTTCCTCCACGTCGCTGTTTACCGAAAACACCTGAAACTCCTCGTCCCAAGTGACGCCTGAGCGGGGAATCCTGCCGAAGCTAGCTGTTGTGCCGTCCGGAAGTTCCACATCAAAACGCTCGTATGGTTCATATACCCATGCATCGCCCAGCCGCAGCAGCTCGCATACCGTCCGGTTGTCCGAGCAGTACCCTGCATAACCACTTCCACCGTTTACATTCACTGTGAAGCGCAAGGTTGAAGCTGCACCGGAATATACTCTTACCTTATTGCCGCGTTTTCGCATCTCTATAGTATACATATTCGGATTAGCACGAAGATCGGCATCTGCAGTTTTTGAGAAACTGGCGGAGTAGCTGCCAAGCAAGGAAGTACCTTGATAAAGCTCGACTCTTTGCGTGTCATAATTTAAGCAGCAGAAAATATCACCAAGGAATACCCCAGCCCTTCCGCTGCTATTTTGAGGGAAGGCCAGCCTTGCCCGGATATGAATATCGGAAAACCCGTCGTATTTCCATGCAAGTTTGCCATATCCCTCAAGCTGGGAATATGGACGGTTTTCTGTGCTGTCTGGGTCTTGCCAAACATCCCATTCGCCATCCAGCACAGTCCAGTAGTTTTCAGGCAGGATGTTCCTGTCTCGAAAATCCTCATACCAAATAAGCGCCGAGTCGGGTTTTCTCCGCAGCATTTCAAAGGTCAGCTTAAACCCTCGATCTGGCCCGGCCATCACGCCGTTTACATCCTTAAATTGCCTCGGCGACTGCATATATGCCGCCTCGCCCGCAAAAGGGCGCTCTGTAAAATCGCTGCACACCCGAAATCCGTAAAACTGGACTCCCGGCACACCTCCGCTGATGCTGACAGCATGCGTACCTGCCGAAAGAAATACACCCTTTTCAAGAGTCAGCCAGCAAAGCCTTCTCCAGTACGGCCACCACAGGCGGTTTTCGCTGAAGGTCTTCGCATTGCCGTCCAGGGAAACCGCAATCGCATTTTTGTCCCAAAAGGGGAAGCAAAGCCGGACGGCAATATCGTAGTATCCAGCCTCTGCAATCTCGAACCGGTACTCCGCCGACGCTTCCGCATCGCCAAGCGCGGCCATCTCCTCCGTAACAATGACATTTCCCTCATACTCATCCGGAACGCCGTTTCTGTCAATATATACAGTCCCAAACTCCGCTTTCTGCTCCTTGCCGTAGCTTGTCAAATATCTCCGCCTGTTGTAAACTCCTTTTAGCAGCGGGTATTCCCAGGATACGGCGTCCCAGCCCTCCATATAGTCGTATACATGAGGCAGCGCCCACGGAACTTTGTTATAGTCATCCCAGTAAGCCACTATTGGAATAAACGGCTGGGGCGGCGCGTCATCGGTAAAGTTGTATGCCCCGGTAATCCAGTATTTGGCCGCATAGTAGGTGTTGGAAGTCCCCCGATAGGTTTTGCCCAGATTCTCAGGCAAATCATAAATCTGCCAGTTCCAGCCATAGGCGGGAAGTCCCATGAATATCTTGTCCGGCGACATAGCAGTAACAGCATAATCGTAGATGCCCTCCAGCCAATCCCGGGGAGAAACGGGGCCGGGAGCGGAGCCCGCCCATGCCATGCCGTAGCTCATGATGGCGGCAGTATCACAGTATGGATCGAGGTCTGAATATACGCACCAGTTTTCACCGCCCACCGAGCCTTGTACACCGGTCATACCCGGCAGGCAGATGTTGACGAGTTTCTGCGGGTTATATGCTTTTACGGTATTATAGATATCCCGAAACAGGGCGTTTGCCGCATCCCTGTTTTCATACCCGCCGCCGCGCTCCAGGTCGATGTCCACCCCGGCGCACCAAGGATACTTTTGCATAATCCGCACGATCTCGGTGAGAAACTTGTCCTTTGCTCCATTCTCGTTATTACGAAGCGCGGTAAAAATACTGGCTATTCCATGATTCATAATAGTGAGCAGCCACTTGATGTGCGGCCATTTCTGGATATACGGAAGCATGCTGATGATGCTGGTACCGGTTTCAGTGATTGTACCTGTTGCGTTAACCTCAAAAGTAAAAATGCCTACCGTATCAAAGCGGTCGCCATAGTCTTTAAGCGCTTCATACATTCGGGCATTTCCCATAAAACTCCACACCATGCACCGCTTGCCTTTCAGATAATCCCTCACAGGCGCTCACCCCCGTCCTGCATTTCCTGAAACTCAAAGAGCACCCGCGACGATTTCCTCTCCTCCAACTTGACCGTATGCTTGCTGTCCCATGCCGCCGTATACTGATAAAACCCATCCTTCCGGGCAGGACTGCCGTTTTTCAGGCACTGGCGGCTGGATGCCAGAATCGCTATTTCGTCGCCTGCATTCACCGGATCAAGAAACCTCGCCTTGTGCGCGCCCATGCCCTGGGAAAGCTCAATGCTGCCTGCCGCCATATCCTGCATGGGGTAGATATAGCAGTCAAGACTGGCGGATGTTTTGCCAAGGTTGAATAAAATAACCGTTTCCGCCGTCCGCACTACGCCGTTATAATGCCGGGGCAGGACTGGCTGCCCGTTTTCCTGCATCTTCGTTAGCATTTTGCTCGTGTGAACGGTGTACCCCGTCAGCCGGTCGCCCTCCTGAAGCTGCAGATCGGTAAAATAGATGGTTCCGATGCAGTCTGCAATAAGAAGGCGCACGGTTACGCCTGCCACATGCTTATCGCTTTTAATCTGTATGGTGTCCGCAAACCTTGAAAACTGCATCCATTTCACCTACCCGTCAAATGTCCATTGTATCTCGCTCACATGACCGACCCAGCCGGTGGCCACCGAGCCGCCTTGCAGCAATAAGTCGGTGAAATACACAGTACCGCTACAGTCGGTGACGCACAGCCGGATGGTGATGGATTTTACCCTGCCCCCGCCTTTGGGAGAAATA